CGGTATGTCGAAGGTAGCTCTCTAACATCTGTCCCTAAGGACGTAAGTAAAAATAGATGTATATGTACTGAACCAGCTCTCAACATGTTTTATCAGTTGGGTGCTCACTCGGTTATTTCGCATTTGCTCAAACGTCATTTTCATCTTGACATTAGAGTTCAGGCGAAGTATAACAAGAATGCTGCCAGAAGAGGGTCTATTACAGGCTTAAATGCCACGATAGATCTCTCAGACGCCAGTGATCATATACATTACGATTTAGTCAAGCAGTTACTACCTCGCGAAGTTTTCAGATGCCTAGATGTTATTAGGTCTCCGGGTTTCGTGTCTGACGGTGTTTTTCGCCGTTTTAACATGATTTCGTCAATGGGCAATGGTTTTACTTTTGCTCTTATGACGCTCTTGTTGGTAAGTTTGCTTGACGTTTACTTGCGTACTTGTGACGACCGTTATATTCCCTTACGGGATGGCGTGTTTGGTGATGATATTATATTACCAGCACGACATTATGACGGTTTTGTACAAGTTCTGAGCGATTTTGGCCTAATTGTTAACCTCGATAAGTCCTTCTCCACCGGATTCTTTAGGGAATCTTGTGGGGGGGACTTTTACCGTGGACTTAACGTCCGTGGTGTTTATATCAAAGGAGTCACAAATGAAGCCGAAGTCTACTCAGCCTTCAACCGCTTATTCGACTGGTCAGCTCGTACTGGTGTTCATCTTCCTAATGTTCTACTTTATCTTAAAGGACTGGCTGTTTTTCGACCAGTCCCTCTCGACGAAGCGGACGATTCAGGAATTAGAATACCACTCGAGCTGCTCAGTTGTACCAAAAGAGACGGTAACGGAGCGGTCTATTATAGACCACTTGTTGCAGTCCCTAGTCGGTACAGAATAACGGCTAAGTCACATAATTTCCAGGGGGCTCTTATTGCCTTCCTGGGTGGTTATGTGAGAGGACAGAGCGTGAATTACCGATCTCTCGGTAAGACACGTTACAAAGTGAGTAAAAGAAAAACTCCCTCTTGGGATTTCTCTCCAACTCCTGGACTAAACATCCAAGACCGGCTGTTGCTCTGGTCAGCTTTAGTAGCTGATTAGTGTAGCAGTCGATCGAATGGGCGCTTGCGTCCATCAACCACC